GGCCTGTGATTATGAAACCTTGGATTGGAGAGTTGCCAGATGAAATGGCTGGAGCAATGGGGACACTCACTGCTGCTTCATTTCTTATTGGTTTGGTGGCCGTGACTCTTGTCGAGCGTTCCATCGCAGGTGAATCAACTAAAACTCTGGAATCACAACGTCGTGAGTATCTCCCCAATGACGAGGAGAAGTCCAATGAATGAGAATCATTCATACATCCCCCAACTTCGGGTAGAGAAGACAACCCAAAACAAAGATGATCTGAGAGTGATGATTGCAGGAACATTGTTCTGCATTTTCATGATTTTGATGGAACCATTTGCATTCAGAGTCTATGATTTCATCTGGGCTGATCGACCATTTGTATCAGCTACAGTGGAGATCATTGGGGTGGAAGGATCTAATATTCCTGTCATCAAGTATGATGCTGATGCTACTCAGAATGTGACTGGAACATGGATTGTCAGTATTCATGAAGCAGGTGGTGATCGTATCACTTCCCGTCGTGGACCGGGGTCTTACAACGCTCTTGAAGATGATCCCAAGATCTGGACTTGGGCTGCTTTCTTTGACAATGAACAGGATACGAACACACCAGTCGTACCCACATTTCCATTTTTCATTTGTGTTCAATATGATGTGGATGCTCGGGATTCGGGAGTTAATGATCAGACTGAAAATTTCTGTTCTGATGTCTATAATCCTTCAAATCCTTTCTACGAACTGAATGATCTACTCGAAAGGGTCGAATGATGTACTCAGCACGAGAATACCAAGGACGAGTGAACGGGATCATGGGTGGTCCCGTTTTGACTGTTGATGGGATGATTGGACCAAAGACTCGTCAAGGGATCCAAGAAGCCATGAAAATCAAAAGAGTTCGAAATGTCGAAGACCTGTTCACTCGGGGAGTACGTGGGGTTGTCTGGCATTGGACTGCTGGTGCTCATGGCGTTATTGAACTTGAACGTGATCACTACAACTGGATCTTTGATCGTATGGGCAACATACACGATGGCAATCACACAGTGCAGGATCAGGTCAATTACGATTGGCGTGCCGGAGTGGGTGCATCGCATACCAAATCTATGAACACAGGATGGATTGGGCTTTCTGTCGATGCCATGGCTGGAGCAGTCGAATCTCCTTTGAATTGGGGAACGAATCCTCTGACATGGGAAGGCATTGATGCTATGCTCGATTGGACCATGGATCTTTGTGAGGAATACGATATTCCAGTATCGCCATGGACTACACTTAGCCATGCTGAAGTTCAGCAAACTCTGGGTGTGAAGCAAAGATTCAAATGGGATTACAAGGTTCTTCCCGGTGATACTCGTGCTCGTGATGCTCGTGTAATCGGGGATATCCTTCGTGACAGGATGATTACACGATGATCGGACAACGCCAACTCATCATGCTTGTAGTAACAGTCGCTCTCTTGGGAGCGACTTTTGCTTATGGTTTTCACAAGGGAACAATGAACCAGATTGAGAAATTCGCTGAAGAAAAACAGAAACTTCAGAACGATGTCATTGATCTTGAAGCAGATCTCACTGTAAAGGCTGCTGAGATTCTAAGACTTCAGATCGAACGAGAAGGGTTGATTGATGAACTTGAAAATGCTGCCCTCACTGCGGACGGTGCTTCTGCTCCCGGCGTTGCTGCTACTGGCGGCTTGCGCAGGTTGGAGCGGAGATGGTCTACGGATCCAAGAACTCCCTGAGAACGTAGTCGAACCATGTCCTCATCCAATGGATGTAATCAGGACAGTTTCAGGTTCTTCTGTTGGTTCAGATGAGATCAGAATGGGTCGTCTTGGCGATGCTCTTATCGAATGTGGTCAAGAAAAAGAAATTGCTGTAGAGGGTTATCAACGACTCTCTGAGATCCTGAAATAAGGAACATCGCCGTGAAAGAAGAGATGAACATGTACGTCCAGTCGAGCAACCAGAACCAAAGTTCTGGCGATGATCCTGTTGATGCAAACGAACTGACTTCTGAAAAGCAGTCTGAATCTCTGACTGATTGGAAGAAAGAACCATCTCTGACTGAGCTTCTCTCTGATCTGGAGTTTGCTCGTACTGAGACTGATGATCAAAAATCCAATGTCCAAGGATGGTTGGATCTTCGAAATGCTACGGGTGCTGAAGCCCCGAAGAAAGCCAAACCCGGTCGATCAGCGGTTCAGCCAAAGCTCATTCGCAAACACAACGAGTGGCGATATCCAGCTTTGACTGAACCGTTCGTGAACACGGATCGGATGTTTGAGGTTCTTCCTCGTACTGAGGAAGATGGCCCCAAAGCCAAACAGAACCAGATTCTACTGAATTGGCAGTTCGATACCAAAATCAACAAGGTCGATTTTATTGATCGCTACGTCCGCACTGCTGTGGACGAAGGTTCTGTTGTGGTTCGTGTCGGTTGGGAGCGGGAATACATGACCCGCGAAGTTGAAGTTCCCAACTACGACTATTTCCCGGTCATGGATGATCAGGGAGCACAGATGATCATTCAGGCTGCCCAGATGCTTCAGACGGAAGCACCTGAGTACGAATCCTTGCCTGACTCCTTGAAGGCTTCTGCCGAAAAGACTCTTGAGCTTCAGCAGCCAGTTGAAGCCAAACAGAATGGTACGACCATGACTGTTGAAGAAGTCATGAGCAAGAACTGCCCATCTCTTCGCATCGTGAACGTGGCAAACCTGTTTGTTGATCCTGCATGTGAAGGCGATTGGGAACGCGCTTCGTACATGATCTACACATATGAAGCCACTAAGTCTGACTTGATGGCCAAAAAAGAACAGTACAAGAATTTGGACAAAGTGGACTGGGAAGCGAATAAGATTCAGTCCCAGCATGGAAATCCAGATCATGAGTCTCAGACTCCTCATACCGATATGCGTACCAATTCGGACAAGCAGCCGGTTCTGGTCTATGAATACTGGGGTCTATTCGACACTCAGGATACTGGTGTAATGGTTCCAATCGTGGTGACTTGGGTTGGAAACACCATCATTCAGATGCAAGAAAACCCGTTCCCAGACAATCGTCCTCCGTTTGTCTTGGTTCCGTATATGCCAATCCTGAAGTCTGTGTTCGGTGAAGCAGATGCTTCGCTGCTGCAAGACAATCAGCGTATCATCGGTGCTGTGACCCGTGGTATGATTGACCTTATGGGTCGTTCTGCTAACGCACAGACTGGTTATGCCAAAGGCTTCCTCGATCCGATCAACAAGCGTCGGTTCACCAATGGTGAGGATTTCGAGTTCAATCCCAATGGGGATCCTCGTGCCAATATCCAGCAGATGGTGTATCCGGAGATTCCGAGGAGTGCTCATGAAACGATCATGGCCCAGAACCAAGAAGCTGAAGCTCTCACAGGTGTTAAGAGCTTTTCCGGTGGGATTTCAGGTGATGCTTACGGTAGCGTTGCTACCGGTATTCGTGGTGCTCTGGACTCTGCTGCAACTCGTGAAATGAGTATTCTTCGTCGTCTTGCAAAAGGTATGCAGGACATCGGAAAAAAGATCATCGCTATGAACGCTAAGTTCCTGAGCGAAAAAGAAGTTGTTCGTGTTACTCATGATCAGTTCGTAGAGATTTCTCGTGAAGAACTGATGGGTAACTTCGATCTGAAAGTGGACATCTCCACTGCATCGGTTGATGAACAACGTGCCAATGATCTTGGTATGGTTCTTCAGACTGTTGGTCCGGAAATGGATCCCAACATTCGGAACATCATTCTCAGCAAGATCGCAGATCTCAAGCGTATGCCTGATCTGGCAGAAATGCTTCGTACTTATCAGCCACCTCCTCCTGATGAAATGCAGGTGGCAATGGCTAAAGCTCAGCTTGCTGAAATTCAGGCAAAAGCTGAACTCGATGCTGCACGAGCCGAAGAAGCAAGAGCCAAAGCTGCTCAGATCTTCCAAGAAGTGGATATGATTGGTAGCGGTGAAAAACATCGTCAGGATATCCAGAAGATGGGTGCTCAGGCACGCGGAAATCGTGATCTGGAAATCACCAAAGCTCTGACGAAAGGTGAAGCTCCAAGCCAGAACATCGAAGCAGCAGTCGGTTTTAACGAACTGACTAAAGCCAAGAACGATAACGATACTGCTCCAAAACTTGGTTCCGGCTTCCGAGATCCCTCTATGGTTCCACCACAATTGGCTGGACAACAGCTTCCGATTGGTCCATTGAGCACCCAGTAAGACTGAAGGGGGACTGAATACCTCAGTCCCCCGGTCCAATACTGGAGAAGAAACATGGATCTGTACAACGCTTCCATGGGGGAAGAAGAACCCCAAGAGATCGAACTCACTCATGAACAATATGTTGAAGCAAAGACCCACTATGAGGGTATCATTGCACGGAGTGAGGCAGCCAAACGTCTGGCAGAGAATGAAGATTTCAAATCTCTAATCATCGACGGATACCTCGACGACGAACCCAAACGACTTGCTGATCTGATGGCTTCAGGCCGTCTCACGCAAGGTACTCTGGATGCTTGCTCTGCGGACATTCGTGCTGTTGGTTCTTTCCGGAACTACATGAAAATGTTCGTTGAACAGGGTGGTATTGCAGAAGCAGAACTTGCTGCTCTGGAAGAAGCCCGAGAAATCGCACTGAAAGAAGAAGCAGCATTGGCCGGGTAATCCCCGGCTTTTGCCTATCAATTTTGCCCAATGATGGAGAAAGATCATGGCTAAACCGACGACACTCAAAGACTTCGAAAACATGTCCGATGAGGATTTCCTGAAACTGGATGAAGAAGACTTTTCGGGTAACATGCCCGAAGGTGAAACTGATTTCACCACTCATGCTCCAGTCGAAGAGGAAACTCCGAATGTACAAGTTGAAGAAACTCCTGACACCAATGAAACTGTGGATGGTGACGACGGCACTGACGGTGCTGAGTCTGGCAATGCCGGGGATAGCTCTGATTCCCAGTCCGATGCCGAGTTCGAAGAAGCGAACAAAGACGGTCCCAAAGCAGACCCGATGGCCGGTGAAGGAGAATCAGCATCCAAGGATGATGCAAAAACCAAAGAAGGTGAGCAGCCCGATGCAGACACCGGGAAAGAAGGGAAGACTCCCGATGCGAAAGCCGGAGACGGAAAGCCTGTAAAGGCTGAAACTCCAGCAAAAGCTGGGTACTACAAACTTCCTGAAGGAATGGATACTGCGGGTGTTGATGCAGCCGTAGACTTCTACAAGAAGATCACTGTTCCTTTCAAAGCTGATGGAAAGGATTTCTCTGTTCGAAGTCCAGAAGATGCTATTCGACTCATGCAACAAGGCGTGAACTATTCACGTCGTATGCAAGAGATCAAACCAATGAAAGCAATGAATCGGATGCTTTCTGACAATGGTTTGGCCGATCAGA